TCAGCCATTGGCGCAGCCGTCCTTGTCAGCCTGGGTCTGTTCAGATTGCCAATTCCGGTAGCGTTCCATACTGCCCTTGGCGCTGGCCTTCGGAGGAGTGATGCCCTGGTGCTCGTCCAGCCACGCCTGCACCTCGCCGCCTGACCACATCTTGCGCAGGTGGGCGGGGAACAGAATGCGCACCGCCTCGCTGGCCTGAGGCGCGGCACTGTCATTTGCCGCCGCTTCCGCCAGCATGGACTGGATAGCAAGCCTGAAAGTGTCGCGGCACTTTTCTGCCAGGCGTGCGGGGATCATGCGGGCTTGATTGCCATCCGGGCAGCAGTCCCGGTATTCGTCCCCTACCGGGCCGACGCTGCCGCAGCCCGGGCAGTACCGTGCCAGCGGCTCCGAGCCGGCTTGGGGCGCGGCATCGACATATGAGGGGCCGTTGTATGCGATGCCGTAGGAATCGCTGACGTTAATCCACGCTTTGGAAATCACCTCATCGGCCACGGCAATCGGCTGGCTTTCCCCATCGGCCACTGGGGCGCTTGCTAGGGCGGCGCGAGCTTTCCAGCCATTCCAGTATTCCTGTACGTGCGAATTCCGGTAGTCGTCCGGCACATCCTCATCGCGGGTCAATTCACATGCGCGGGCGTGGTGCTCAAACGCTGCGCGCTCATCAAGCGGCACACCCGCCTGCAGGCCCTCCGCGCGCAGCTTGGACAGCGCCTTGTGCGCTTCGTACATGAGCAGGGTGATGCCGTTCTCGCCGCCGTGACGTCCGATCCATTGATACAGGCGGGCGATCACGGTTTCCGCGCTTTGGTAGCCATGCCGCTGTATGACTGCGTTGACGTACTCGTCGCTGAACGGATGGACGGTGGATTCAGAGGAGCTTTCGTTTTGTTTGGTCATGCAGGGCCTTCAAATGTTCGAAGAATTTGATAATTTAGAGATACATTTAGAATTGTCCGGCGCGACGTGGCATTGCCGGCGCAAGCAAAAAGGAGCGGGACTATGCGCAAGTTGCTCGTGAAGACGGTGGACGTAATACTGGTCGTTGGATGCCTGATAGGCTTCTTCGTGGGGTGGCACTTCTGGAAGGTGCCGGGCCTATTTGTCGCTCTGCTGGGCGGCGCATTTCTCGGCGGAACGTGGGCAGCCCTGTCGCTGATATGCGAACATTTGGAGCACATACGGAAGAACGCTGAAAGGCAAACTCAAATGCTGGATGCCTTGGACTTCAACGTAGCGGCGGTCGGCGAAAAATTGTTGGGTGAATCGCAGGAGCGGATCACAGCCCGCTAGCCGTCTTAGTCGACACTTGGGATGACGACCATGGCATCGCTTCCTGTTCGGTGGGGATTTCGGCCTGGCCGGTAGATGCTGCGGCTTCAGTCAGGCGGCGTTGCTTTTCGGCTTGCTTGGCGCGGACGGTTTCGATGGCGCCGTGGGCCTGGAACAGGTCCAGTAGGGCGGCGGTCGGGATGGTGATCGTCTCGCTGGCTACGCGGCCTTCCTGGATATCCACAAGGGTTGCGCGCTGGTTGGCGTCCAGGCCCTTGATAAAGGCGTCCACGCCGCTGATGAGCGGGGACACTACCTTGCGGGGCAGGGCGCGGCCGTGGATGGTGCTGGCAGTGACTTTTGCCTTGCCTGCGGCTTTGGCCTGGCCGACCTTGCCGGTTAGGAATTCGCCGGCTTTGGCGCCCAGCTTGCGGACGGCTTCGATTGCCACCTCGGCGGACACGGTGCGGGATCGCACCAGGTCTTGCACGTCGCGCTCGGCGTCGGCCAGGACAAGATAGTTCTCGATATGCGTCCGGCTGCAATGAACGAGGGTGGCAATTTCTTCGCTGTCTAGGCCCATGCCACGGAACCGCTTGAAGCCGCGAGCCGCTTCCATAGGGCGTAGCTTCACGCCTTCATTGCTGGTGTAAATCCGCGCCTGCCGTTCGACCTCATTGCCAGTGAATCCAATCACTGAAATCCACTCAATGGGCGCGCCTCGTGCGATCGCGCGGCCATAAGCTTCATGCCGACGGTGGCCGTCTACGACTTCGACCCCCGAGCCGTCCGGCATCGCCACTACTTCGAGCGGCGGCAAAGGACCTCCAGCCATGATGTAGTTCGTGAGCGCTTCGATTCCGGCTTCCGACTCGGGATCCGGTTCGCGTAGGTTGAACGCGTCTTGGATCACGATGGACGCATAGCGGACTTTCATTGCGTCGGCGCGTTTGATCGTGCCGTCCTTGATCATCGTCTTAAACGATGCGGGGGGATGGGTCATATGACACCTAGTTAGAGAGTGGGCTACGATGCGGCGATCATCGAAGCGGGGGATCTATGAAGAAGGGATATCAAGTGGCGCTGCTACTTGCGTTTGGCGGGCTATTCGCCGCCTTCGCTTTCAATCCACCTAAGCAGAGCGCCGACTGGGCATCATGGGTACAGGCGTGGGGCTCCATTGCGGCGATATGCGCTGCAATATGGGTGGCCCATGATCAACACGAAAAGTCAGAGACGCGGCATGCACGGGCCGAGAAGGATGAAGTAAGAAACTTCCTATCAGGCGTGCGAGAAGAGCTGCAAGTGAACTGGGCTGTCTACATGCAGCAGGTCGGCGTTCATGTAAATGAATTTCGGAAAGGGGAGGCCATTGAATTGACGTGGCCAGTACCTGACAATCCATTTAAGGTTTATGCGGCGACAGTTCATGTGATAGGCCGGCTGCCAGATGCCAATCTTCGCAAATCGATCATCGTTACCTATGTGGTCGCAGGGGGGCTACTACACACTTGGCGCATGCATAACGAATTACGCTCCCGGCGGGACCTGGAAAAAAAAACCATATTGGTTATCGGCGGGGAGAGGGAATCTCTCGCTTGGGTTGAATTGAATGCTGCGCTCACGGAGTACAGCGATCAGCTCTTTGAACATCAAGCCAAAGCGGCCTGGATGATCGAGCTTACGATTGAGGAGATCGATGCCTACCTTGGCTCGAACGGTTGACCTAATCGACAGGTCTAGCGAAGTCCGTCCATACAATGACGATCACTCCGTTGGATACGCGGAACTACTTTGGGGTATTGCCACAGTCGTTACGGTCGCGCATGAGACATATGCCATTCAGGTCCCGAAGCCCAGGAGCCAGCCGATAACCTGACGGCCGAAGATGAAGAACGCCGCGAAGGCGATGCCTGCGGACCACGCCCACACGCGAGGGATATCGGCATGCTTGCTCCAGTTGCCTTTGCCTGCGTGGTCACGGGGGGCGATGAGGCCTCCGGCTTTGCGGGCCACCTGGGCAATGGACGGCAGAATGCGGCGGCTCGCAGCCGGCGCGGATGCAGTGATTGCGGTCATGTTGCTTTCCAAGGATCGGCCGCGACATAGCGGCGGTTGAGGTATTCGCAGGCGGGGACCAGGGCCACCGCCGCCAAGGCGAGCAGGGCCAGGCCCCACCAAATGGCGGGGATGGTTGAAGGCATGGGGATGTGCGCAGGCTCGCGCTGAAGTGGGGCTGCTATTGACGGCCGACTTCTACAGGTTGGCCATCGTCACTCAAGATTTGCTCGAAGATGTGCGGGTATGGGCTGAAGGGCGTGAGCGCGGCTCCTACTAGCCGAAGTGCATCTCCCGATGGCAATTGGGGCATAACGCTATCGCATTCTGCACAGTGTCCTCGCCTCCATCAGCCAAACGCACCTTGTGGTGTACTTCCAGGTAGGGCTCATTCTTAGCTTTGCCGATAAAAGGCGCGGGCTGTTGGCAATCTTCGCAATGTCCTCGCGCACGTTCCAGCACCTCCACAATCACATCGGCGTTGCGTATAAAGGCTGTAGCTTGGACAACGACACGAGGCGGCTTCTTCGGTGCAGTTTCAAGCCGTGCCAATCTATCAGTGCGGGAGCTTGCGAGGGCTGTTGCCACCCGTGCGGCAAGATCGTTTTCCAAGAAGCGTAGCTCCGCCACGACTTCCGTTGGTTGCGAATCGCAAAGCGCAAGTTCGAACCATCGAGAACCATCGGGTTCAGCGTGGTGGCCCGCATAGGCGAAGGTCCCTTGGTAGGTAAAGGGCGTCGAATCCGATGACCGGACGAACGTCAAGATCGGAATGTTCGGATTTTGGAGAATGGCCGCGTTGGCCTTGAAGTGTTCTCCGAACTCTTGCTTGCCGTTTCGCGTGATCGCCTTGAAGTAGTACTTCAGGCGACGTGAGGGCTCGAGCCATTCGTTAGCATAGGCGCCACCACTTAACGTCGCCTTGATGACCACAAGCGCCGGAGTGCCGGTTGCCGGTAGGACGAACATTCCTCCTGCGCGGGTATCGTAGTTCTTCGTGAAAATGAGAATGTCGTATGGCGAGTAAGGCTCACCGATGACGAAGTCGCTGGGGCGAGTGCAGTCATTGAGCCAAGGCTGAAAGCTCTCGGCAAACTCGGCCTTGATGTCTTCAAAAGTCAGAAGTCCGCACGCCTTCATTCCGAGGTAGATGGCGTCATTCTGGTCTTCACTGAATCGCTGTAAATAGTTAAATAAGTCTCCGACGCGCTTGAACTTCTGGAGCCAGATATCGGAGTGTTTAACCTTATCCTTGAGCTCGGAGCTTAGCGTGGCACTGCTTAACGCTGGGCGCTGAACTCTGTCCATAATGAAATTGCGAGCAGCATCAATGTTCGTGAGCTCAGACGGGGCATTGGACGAAGAACTTTGGGCCAGCACTTCCAGTGGCTTCAAGAGTGCGGTTGAGACAAGATGGGCCAAATCTGACGTAATTCTGTAGCCTTGTACATTTTTCCCTCGCTGGATTGAAAGAGATCCTGTTATTTGCCGCTGTTCGTCATCGGTACGGACGCGCAGCCTATAGCCCTCGAAGACAGCGCCTCGGATAGCCTCCTCAATGGTCTTGACAAAGATCGAGCGCCGGCTTTGATCGCTATCGCTACCTGTGCGCAGAACAAAGTGGCCTTTACCTTCCCCAAACGTGGCTTTGAATGGGTAGCGAGGACGTCCTGAACTGTCGATGATGGCGAAGCGTTTGTCGAAAGTCACTTTTGAGGTTGCCCTATAGAGGATTGAGAAAATTACCGTCTATTCTCTATGAAATGCGTTTTTGAGACGATCAGAAGGTTCGACGGCTCCGAGCAAGGTATCAGCGGTACAGGGTTACTTACTAATGTCGTTGCCAAAATTGGCGACATCCAGCAGTTCTTCAAGGAAGCGGACGATGAAATCGAGCATGGTATTGCTCCGTGGATTGATGGGTTGGTGTTCAGGCAACAGCGCCTGCCGATACCCCGCACGCGGGGCATGAGCCGGGACTGCTTCCTAGGATGAGTTGTCCGCAGCATGCTGACGGCTAAACCGAGTTGGTATAGGATGCGTCGGTCAAATGAAACAGGATGTGAATATGCCGACAACTTGGGAAGCGTGGGGCGGGCTAGCTACCGTGGGGATGTTCATTCTTACGCTGATTTTGTCCCTCCCTCGCCTAGTGATGCTGGGCAAAAATTGGAAAGTCGGATCCAGGGTTGTGTCTGTGCTGGCCGCCACGCCAGATTTCCTAGTGACTGCTCCGGTGATTCTGCTTACGTCGGGCCGCTTGGAGTGGGCGGTCTACGCAGGGGGCGCCATTCTTACCTACCAACTTGTTAGGTTTGTAGTCAGAAGGGCGGCGCCGAGCAGACTGGAAATCGGTTACCTAACCTTGGCAGTTCTGAGTTTTAACTTTGTGATGGCGGGGTTGCTACAGGACATCGCAGACGCCAGATTTGATCTGCTATTGTCCCGCACGAATCAGAAATCAGAGCAAATGTTGAGTCCATTGGGGAAGGAATGAATCACTGGCGCACAAAGATCGGTGTCGGTCTCACGGTTTTGTACGTGGGTTTAATTGGTTGGTACTCGTGGTTCAAGTGGGGTTGCTTGTTGCACATCGAACCAAGCAACCTCGGCGACTTTTTGGCTGGAGTGTTTGGACCTCCCGCATTTATGTGGTTGATTCTCGGCTACTTCCAGCAGGGGGATGAGTTAAAAAACAGTACTGAGGCACTGCAGGAGCAGGCGAAACAGTTAAGAGATTCAGTCGAGCAGCAGGCGGCGATGGTTTCGGTCACAGTCAAGCAACTCGAGTTGGAGATCGAGTCGAGGAAGCGATTAGAGGCACATGAGCGCGAGCAATTGCGGCCCAGATATCTGGTTTCTCCTGATATGGGGTCCAGCATAAGTCAGGGCAATGTCGACTTGACCATCAAGGTAAGAAATGAAGGGCATCAAGCAGCGAACGTTGCCGTCAATTTCATGGGCAAAGATCGGCTGGAGCGTCAGGTCTGGAAATCCGGGGAGAATCGTTCTTTCAAATTGTCCGTACGCCATTCCGACATCGGTCGAAAGAAGTTGTCGATCACTTCGACCGATGGTGCGGGTGAGATGGGTGTCTGGACGATCCCCCTCGATATTCGAAAGAGTGGGGATCATCTTCTGGAAGCCGAGTGTGGAATTGGGACATATTGCGTACTAGCCAGCGACGACAGCGTTATGACTTCGGGCTAGCATTTGTCCGAGTGTTGGGCAGACCCAAGGGTTTGGTAGGGTCTTGCCTTCGGCCTTTTCTTGGTATCCGCCAGCAAGAGCTTCACGGCCGAGCTGGTCGTTAAAGGCACATCTTTCGAATGTGAGCTGTTTGCTTCGGTAAGCGCTGACTCGCAACGCTGGCCGAAACTCGCTTTTCAGCGGAATCGGATTACAAGACGGGCAGACCGACAGCGGCTGTTGAGGTCGGCCATGTCGATCGCATTTTCCAGCAAGCGTATGAGGCGGGCGAGCATTGGCGCCTCTTTAAGAGAGATTGGGTGCGTGTTCCAACCCCCGAGAAATCAAGATAGGGGGGGGCAGGCAAGCATGCAGCTCTCGTACTGTTTCTATTGGCCACTACCGGAGTTTTCCTCGGCGTAGCTCAGCTCCTGTGCAGATCAAGTACAGCTTCTGAAGTGCTGTTATCGAATCGTCAAGTTCCGATAATGCGTACGGAATCAATCCTTCGTAGTAGTTCTCGAGTGTTGATGGGAAGTGTTGTTCCGGACCATGAACGAGCGACTGGTAGACGTGATCTGCCTCGGATAGGCTATCGAGAGCATGCTCGCAATTCAAGTAGAAGCTCTTATCTAATCCTGCGATTTCTACTAAGTGCTTTAGCAGAGAATCTCTCTGAATTCCGACTAACACGCCGCCCCCACTGGACAGCGGCGAATTGATCGTATAGACGAAACCGCCAGCGGCCCGTTTCGATATCAGAAGGCGTGAGGCATCTTTGGTGACTTCCGAGTCCTGCATTGTTGTTAGCAAATCCCGCAACTGCTTTATAGCCCAGTAGTTGAGTTGACATTCCCGAGCCAATACTGTTTTTAGCGCGCTAACTTTCCTGGCGTCCGCCGCCTTGCGGCGTCGTCCCTCTAGAAATTCTTTCACCAGAAAGATCAAGATTCCAACTACCGCAGTAGCTGGTAGCCATTGCGAGAAGTGCGAGGCATCAGGAAGAAGATTGATCGGGCTGCTCATATTGGTAAAGGCATGCGGACGTTGACAGCGGGCGTTGGCTCATATTGAAGCTCTCTTCTTTGGTGAAATTTCGAAGAAGAGTATGAGCGCATTTCCAATGCGTGCTGTGAGAATAGTCGTGCTCCGCAACTAGGCCTGTGGGGAGCTATGGGTGAGTTCGGAACTGGTGCCATCAATGGCGTTTGTTAGCCAGTCCACGGCGCAGAAGTGGATTAAATCGGAACCGTGTCCTCCTCTCAGTGCAATGCCAACCAAAAAATAAGGGGGGGAATCCTCATTACTGGCCTTCATGTAAATGGGGCCTCCGCTCATTCCATCTGGTTCAATGCGTACCTGCCCTTGCCTTATCCGCATCGTATGTGTGTGGGGCCACGGCCCGGTTCCCACATAGACGCCATCGAGGTGTATTCCTTGACTGACTGCAAGGCGGGCTTCGTAATCGATGAAGCTGTCAGTTCCCTGTTTAGGAAAGCCCGATGCAATTAATGGCACACTCTGACTCATCTTCGAAGCGATATCCATTGATCGAGAGAACCATTCCCCGGTCGGAGGCAATACTACACTTCGCTTGCGTATGCGGTCTACAAGTTGGGTGCAGTCGGGATTCACTTCCAAAGCGGCAATATCAAGGCTACCTTCGTTGGTACATCCGAAGAAGTCCCCGTTCGAATTGTTGACGATTGGGCAACTGACAGAGGAGAACGACACATAGTCTTCGATGCCTCGCTGGCGACCTTCCGTCGACCGTTCGATGGGAACCATAAGCCGTGCCGCCACTTCGGAAGCTTCAGCCAAAAAGTCTTTCAGGCTGGCCGCATTTGGAACCAGACAATGACCCGCCGTTACGAGGAACACGCGGTGATCACGCTGCACGAAAAAACCGGACCCGTGTGCGCTCGGATACTCTGGACAAGCGTCTGTATTGGAGATCAGTTCTACAGTGCAATCGGGCCAAGGGCTATGCCCAAATGAAAGTGGAGCGTCCATTGGGTTTCGCGAGGTCCTATTGAATGGGAGAGTGGTGTCGGCATTTTGACAGTTCTGCAGAGGGTTTACCGGGGTTATCGTCGCCACGCCCGGCTGGGCGTTGCCTGGGCGCGGTGGCCCATGCACACAGGGTCCGGGGCGCGCTGCGCCTGGTTGTCCTGTTTCGCCCTTCCTCCCTCTCGGGGGCGGGCGGCCTTAGTTGTTAAAGAGCGGTTCTCGCCTTCCCCAATCCGACTTTGTGGCGGTGACGTCTCCCGCTTGAGGCGATGGCCTGACTGCTGCCTGCGGGTCCGTGGGGTACTGCTTGCAGCGCAAAGCTGCGGTAGAGCAGATATTAGTAAACACTAAACTTATCGTCAAGTAAAAACTAAACGCTGGAACGTGACTTTGGGCCGTGCGACCTAGTGCGTGGCGAAAAAAAAGCCACCCGAAGGTGGCTGGTGCTAATGGTGAGGGGAGCTTCTTAAGCGCGCGTCCATTGACCGGATTCACTGTCGCTCAGACGAGATCCCGCCCAAACGACCTGGCCAAGCACTCGAACGGACGCGCCGTTCTCAAGCGGAATATCCGGGTATGCGGGGTTAAACGAGCGAGCAACCCATCGTTTTGTCAGCCGGTCGCGAGTGATGGTCTTCACAATCATCTTGCCGTCGTAATTGATGGCGTAGACTCCGCCCGCAGCCACATCTTGCAAGGCGAGGCTTTCATTAGGAACGACGAGCAAGGCAGCACCGTCTCGAATGATCGGCTCCATGCTATCGCCCTTCGCATACACGACGCGGGCTTTACCCGAGCGGGCGCCGACAGATCGCAGGAAGGACCGCCGGAATTGAACGGTGCCGGTTTCTTCCTCTGCCAAATTCTCAATGCCGTCTCCCGCAGCCAGACGCACGTCTGCCATTTCTGGCACCTTTTCGAACTTGTCATTCGCCGCGTGGGGCTCGCCTGGTCCGACATTGGCTATTACACCGGCTTTGGTGCTAACCCGAATTTTGCGATCGCGTTCCGCTTGCTGTGTGGTTTTCCCGCCTTCCCCCGGCGCAGGCGGGAGGCCGCCGATTCGCATCGGGAATGCGTCGTCGGCAGCATCCATGTCCACCAGTTCGCCCCGGGCTGATTGCGCTGGCCCCACCGAGGGTGGCAGAGCCACCGTAATTCCGAGTTTCAGCTGAGCGATGGCGAGCGCTATCGCTCCCTCTAACGCGCTCAGTTGGCCGGCCGGCAAAGCCCGCACGTCCGCCTCCGCGATAGACGCGAACGGCCAGGGAGAGGGCGCGGGTGGTCGCGGCGCGGCCTTGGGGTTGGCGTCCAGCGGTGCATCCAAAAAGCCTTCGCCCATTCGGTAATCGCGCTCAAGTCGTCGCGCGGCGCGTTCCCCGATAGGAGACGTGCCGGATAGGACTTGCGAGAAATAGCTTTTCTCCTTGCTGGGCGCACCGTTCTGCTGCACCCAGCCGCGAAGATTCGCCCGTCGAATGTCTTGGATAGTCATGGCGAAAGTTTATAGGACACTAAATTAGTAAACACTTGACCTTAAGGTTTAGTTCTCACTAAACTTGGCGGATGGACCTTAAGACCTATATCAGCACTAGCCCACGTGGCACGGCGGCGAGCTTAGCTAAGGCAATTGGCGTCTCGCCTTCTTATCTATCGCAGATGGCATCCGGCCAATCGCCCATCTCGCCGGAACGCTGCGTGGCAATCGAGAAAGAGACCGGTGGCGTCGTCAGCCGCCGCGATCTTTGGCCAGATGGCTGGGACCGGATATGGCCCGAACTCAAGGTGGCCGCATATGCACACCACTGACACACCTCCCAAACCAGTACAGCCGGTTGCGCCCGTCCCCCAGCAGGATGACCGCGTGCAGATTAGTCCGCTGGACGTTTGAAGTTCGTTCCCCATGCAGCGCATCGTAAAGCCGCTGCTTTGCAATAGATACGTTCAGGAATGTTTGAAATGAACATCACCACTGCGGCCGATTTGACGGTGCACGAATACAAGGGCGGCAGCGAGTCGCTGGGGCCGCTGGTCGGCATATCCGCGGCTGTGCTGCGCAACAAGGTCAATCCCAACAACACCACGCATCACCTGACGCTTGCCGAGGCTGATCGCGTTGTACGAATGACAGGCGACGCGCGGATCTTGGCCGCGTTTGCGCACAGCAACGGCTATCTGTTGGTCAAGGCACCCGAGAACTGCGCCGAAAGCGACGTTTCCGTGTTGGAGCAGGTGGCCGCGCTGATGGTCGCGCACGGTACGTTTGGAAAGGAGGTCTATGACGCCCTGTCCGATGGGGGCGTTGACCAGCAAGAAATGAAGCGAGTGGATGCGGCCGGCCGCGCCCTTATGGAGGCGGTGGCGGGCGTTGCGCGCCGTCTGAGTGGGATGGCCGACAAATGATGCATCGTGGAACTTCTGGTGTACCCGTGCGGGCGCGCGTCGCGTCCATGGAGCGTAAGGGGGCGGCGCTGTCGCGCGCGGCTGCAATGATGTGCAACGGCGCGAAGTTTCAGCGGTGGATTGTTTCCCGCGTTGGCGCCGCCCCTGAGGGCGTGTCGGCCCAGCAACACGCTGCGCAGTTTGTCCGCGATGCATGCGGCATCACCAGCCGGGCCGAGTTGGATCACAACGCCAAGGCGGCAACGCTCTTTCATGAGGCCGTTCGCAAGCCCTTTGTGGACTGGAGCGGCATCTATGGCTGACTGCCTGCATATGTTCCGTGGCTACCGCGTGCCGCCCGAGACGGTAGAAGCCGTCAAGCAGGCCATCATCGACACCCCGCGCCGCGTCGATATCAAGGCGCTACAGGAAATCGTTCAGCCCGCTCTGGTGCCGGTGGACCCGTGGCCCAGCACGTCGCGCGCTGTTGCTGCGGCCCGCGCGGTTGAATCGTTCCTGTTCGATGCGACCCAGGCCGGCCTGGTCAAGCGCCACACAAATGGCTGGAAGTTTCCGTACTGGTGGCGGGTCAAAGCTGCATCGGGGGCGGAATGTCGTTGATGCGCCGCACGCCGCTCAAGAACAAGACGCCAATGAAGCGCAGCGCCACGCCGATGATGCGTGCTGCACCGATTCGGACCACCCCAATGCCGCCGCCCCGTGCCGCCATGAAGGCGCGCAAGAAGGGCAAGAAGCCGCCCAAGACGATCTATCGCAACCAGTCGCTGCTGGACCTTGCCGAAGGCGAGGAATGTTTGCTTCGCGTGCCCAGGTATTGCCAGGGCGGCACGGATACCACTGTGGCCTGCCATTCCAACTTGCTGCGCGACGGCAAGGGCAAAGGAATCAAAGCGCATGACTGGTGTATCGCATTCGGCTGTGGCCCTTGCCACTGGTTCATTGATCAGTCCTCGGCACCGCTGGAACAGAAGCTCAGTTATTTCATTCCCGGCTTGCGCCTTACCCGCGCGCGAATCATTGCCATGGGCAAATGGCCCGATGAGGCCGAGCGCGGGTTTCAACTTTTGTATGGAGAGACGTCATGAGCGTTCAGGGCATGACATGGGCGCTTGCTCAACGGATCGTCAAGGAGCCTACCGCCCGTCACGTGTTGCTGTGCCTGGCCAACTATGTGGGGTCCAAGGGCGAGGGCGCATTTCCCTCTGTGGCGACCCTGGCCGAAGACACCGGCCTATCGACGCGGACGGTGCAGAACAAGCTGCGCGAGCTGGAGGCTATGCAGGTGATCCAGCGCGGCAATCAGGATTTGGTGGCGGCCTACATCCGCCGCGCTGATCAGCGCCCCGTTTGCTACGACATGGATCTTTCACGGGGTGCACCAGCTTCGCCCCGCGTGGAACATTCTGAAGATCAATCGCGGGGTGAACCTGCTGCACCCCGTAGCGGACGGGGTGAATCTGACGACGCCACGGGGTGCAGCTCACGACGTCACGGGGTGAATCTGACGACGTCACGGGGTGAACGTGCTGCACCCGATCCGTCATTGAACCGTCAAGGAACCGTCAATGAACCTAAAGGCGTGCGCAAGCGCTCGCCGGGGTTCGACCCGATGAGTGTGGAATTGCCGGACTGGCTGGATGCGGACTTGTGGGAGCGCTGGGTGCGTCACCGCGTGCAGATCCGCAAGCCTTTGACCGAAGAGGCCGCCAAGCAGCAGGTCACGGACCTGGATGAATTCCGCAAGCAGGGCCACACGCCGCAGGCGGTCATCACGAATGCCATCGGCAAAAGCTGGCAAGGGCTGTTTGCCCCGAACGGTGCAGCAGCTGGGGGGGCACCGCGTTCCGGCAAGTTCAACCCTACGGCCCACGTAAACCGCAATCGCACTCGCGCCCATGGAGGCAATGACTATGACGACGGTCGCACAATCGACGCTTGAGCAGGCTGTAAACCCGTGGCTGCTACCTCGCACGAAGCTTGACGGCATTTCGGCAATCGATCATCTGTGGAACCGGCTTTCTGGCACGTATGGGGGGCGCTGGCTCAAGGACTTCCCGGACATGGACAGCATCGAAAACTGGAAGACTGCGTGGGCCGAGGCGCTGCACGATGACCATGTGACTCCGCACGAGGTTGCGGAAGGTCTGCGGGCCTGCCGTCGCTTGTTCCCGGACTGGCCGCCCGCAGCGGGCGAGTTCATCCGAGCATGCCGCCCAGACCTGGAGCCTGAAGTGGCGTTCTACACGGCCGTGGCCGGAATGGCTGCGCGTCACAACTGCGAGCAAGGCGCGTGGCCTCATCCGGCGATCTTTTGGGCGGCCGTGGAAGTGGGGGCGCACGATCTCCAGCACTGCCCGTACAGCACGATGAAAGCCCGCTGGGAACGGACCTTGAACGAAGTCTTGGCCCGTGGCGAATGGAAGCCGATTCCCGAAATCGTCAAGGCGTTGCCCGCACCGCCGGTTACGGCACAGAGCCGTGCCCAGGCCGAAGAACAGATGCGCAAGATCGGTGCGACGGGGATCATGAACCAGTCCGGCCGCGATCCGTTGCGCGGGTGGAAGCGAATCATCGCCGAGACCCAGGATCCCAAAGGCAAACGCTACTCGCCGGGCATCGTTGCGATGGCGCGGAATGCGCTGCGTCTGGACGTGGGGCAGGGGGCGCAACCATGAGCGGCGCAATGGCACGCAACAAAGGCGCGTCGTATGAGCGCAAGGTTGCCAACATGCTGACCGAGGCAACCGGCAAGGTGTGGCGGCGGCGCGTGCGCAACGCGGTGGGTGATAGCGACGTGGTGGCGGACGATCCGGCCTTCGCGCGCATCAGCATCGAATGCAAGCACGCCAACACGCTCTGCTTGCCCGCATGGTGGCGTCAGGCGCAACAGCAGGCCGGCGAACAGGGCGTACCGGTGCTGATCTACAGACAAACGGGGGCGCGTGGCGAATCGGTCATGGTTGACGCCCATGACGTGAACCCGAAGATTTTTCCGGTCCGGGGGCGGCACACCGTCACGCTGGGCTGGGAAGCGGCAATGCAATGGATGCGGGAAATGCTGCCCGTGAAAGTGACTTATTCCCCGGGGATTATCTGATGACCACCTTGACGCTTTCCCGCCTGGCTTCGACCCCGGTCGTAGAGGCGAAACCCAGCCGACTGTTTGCAACCGCTCATGCGGCGCTGACCTTCGCCTATAACCACACCGACCAGGTGTATGACAAGCCCATGATGTCGCGCATGGTGCAGGCGCCGTCAGAGGGTAAGGGCTTGGGTGGCACTGACGGGGCAGGGCAGGCCGCCTTTGTCTTCGGGGCGCTGGATCCGCTGCCCCGCCTGTATCGCGCCATTCTGGTTGCGCGCTTTGCGCCCCGAACGGATCGCTGCAAATGCTGCCAGGGCACCGTTGATCGGCATGATTGGCTCGCGGCGGTACGCGAAATCTCTGACGCTGCGGCGTGCGATGCGTTGTCGGCACATCCTACGCCGCGTGTCCTGCGCGACGCCATCGTTGCTCGCTACTTTGGCAAGGATGTGAAGCTGTCGGATGCCGCCGAACGTGCGGGCGTAAGCGCCGCTACCGCAACCAACCACAACGGGAAGATCAAGCTTTGGTTGTATGGCACGCGGACCACGAAGCAGAAAGGTGGCGAACGCGGTGCGGGCCTGAAGGGCGTCGAAGCGCTGGCGATGGAGCATGCGGCGGACCTGCTGTCGGCAAAAGGCCTTTGTGATTGAGACCTTGCGAGGTTGAATTTTCTCTGCTAAATTTCGCTCTGTTTAGTCACTTTGAATAAGTGCGTACATAGAAAGCCCGCCAGCGAAAGCAGCGGGTTTTTTCATTGGTGCCTGGCATTTTCACTTCTGGCCGCGCTCATATCGAAGTATCTTCAATGCTCCTACTTGGAATTCCTCGGGGATGTGAGCATGAAAATGAAAGTGAGCAAGTTCGGGCGCGCCGCCCTTCTAGCGTGCGTGCTGGTTGTGCCTGTGATACAGGGGTGTGCGACAAATACTGACCCCCGCGTTGCGGCGGCGGTGGACGACAAGCCCTTCTATACTTGGTTTAACGGTTTAGTGGACCAGATCAAGGCAGACCCGAACTACAAGCGCATGCCCATCGATACGGAAGCCGAGGCGAACCAGTTTATGGTTGAGTTGCACGACGCTTACCGTCACCGAATCTCCAAGAAAGACTTCGCCGCGCTCCAAAATAGTCGATACCCTAACCATCAAAACGAAGTCTCGTTCATCGTATCGAGGCTTCCATAGTCGGCGCTATATCTTCCGATTGAGAGCCGTTTCCGCTTTAAAGGCCCGCTAGCGAAAGCAGCGGGTTTTTGCTTTTTTGCGCGGTGCCCGAGATGGCCGAAAGGTCTGGACGAAGGGTGAGGCCGCTATAGACTTTTCAGTGGGCGCGCCTCCGATACTGGATTGTCCCTGGGTTCGAATCCCAGCCGCGCAACCAGCGGGCTTGGCCGAATGGTCAGGCTGCGGCCTTCCAAGCCGCCTACGCGGGTTCAATTCCCGCAGCCCGCTCCAGATTGCTGTCCCCCGGCGTTGTGAGGCGGCATGCAACCGCGAGTAGCGTTGTACCGTCCGCTAACTGGTAGTAGTTCTCGCCCATCCAGGATACGGCGCTTCCGTCCTGCAAGCAGCAATAGAAGAATGCCTGCTCGCCATCATCGCAGGGGAGCGATCGGCATCGACGCTCGATAACAAAGGTGGTGCCGTCTGGGCTTACCGCAATCAACACTGTAGGACGCTTTGTGTAGATCGTTTGCATGGCGCGACTCCAATGGACTGGCTTTCCGAGTTCAGCGCCTCGATTGGGACACTATCCGTCCTGTCGGTCAATACACCTTTAGCCCACATCCAACGTCACAGCGAGCGGCATCAAAGGTTTTCCTATCATTTCCTCGGTCGCGGGGCCGCAACAAGGGTAACCCCTGGCTCCCTCCAGAATTCGGCTAGGAATAAAGTGCTTAAGCCGGTCGGAGGGAGCCGCCATGAAGCAAAGAGATTCACTGAAAGGACTGTCTGCCGAAATCGGTCAATTGGAGCATCGCATATACGCTCTACGTGCGAAGAGGAGAGCGTTGGCTGTCCGCGAGATTGTGCGTTTGATGCGCCAGTCCCAAATAATGCCGGATGAGATAACGGCCGCATATTTGCCACATTCGCCAATATCTTCGGATGTTCAGGCGCCGCGTTTGGATGGGCGATCTCGAGTGGCGCCGAAGTACCGAGATCCTGAGACGGGTCAAACATGGACAGGGCGAGGCGTCATGCCGCGTTGGCTGGCTGCGGCTGAGTCGGGCGGTCGCAATCGACGGCACTTTATCGTCGAACCGCCCACCCGACATTAGGCCCCGGATGTATTCCCTGGTCGTTCTTAACAAGGAGCCCATCGGGGCAGGACAGATCGGGCTTTGCGTTTCTCGCTGCCGTCGCAGGTGCATACCTGACTGCGAGCGCTTATTGGTCAGCCTCGCGGCTGGCCGCTACCGCGCCTTTTAAAAGCGCGGTGATATTTGTGGTTTTGACTTGGATGACGGGGCATGGCGCCGTTGAGTACCGAATGTCTACCCAGTTGCACTCAGCGATACGACGGAAATGGTCTTCAATGGTTGTCAGTTCGACGTCGATGCCCACGGTTACTAGCACCCACAGAGAGGTGCCGCTTCGCGCAGGCAGGTCTTCTAAGGCCAGGGCGAACAGTAACGCCGCCGTATCCGCTCCCAAGTCTTGATCCGCAACAAAAAACACTTGGATCAGCGGGCTTGAGGTCTTCTTCCAGCCCACGAAATTCTCTTCAAGGGAAATGCCTTTTGGGCATCTGGAACATATGCCGTTTACCGTCTCCAGATCTCCAACCAACTCCACCAGAAATTTTGTTGTGCGAGGGGCGGCGTGGCCCATGTGCTCTGGCTCCAATTCGTAGCGGTGAGGGATCCGCGACTTAAGCACTGCGTCTGCCTTCTGGTCTCCTGATCGGCCTGATGACTGGAGTCTATCGGCCGAGTGTATATCGGCTCGAGTCAAAAGCCCTCTGTTAATGTGGCCAAGCCCACACGGCGGCGAGGAATCGATTCCCTCTGCCCGCTTCTCATACAACAAAGCCCCGATACGGAGTTCCGTTCGGGGCTTTTGCATTGCAGCTATAGAAGACGGCGACAGCCGGAGAATCGCGAGTTCCCCGACTGCCAGCCGAAACACGGAAGTGACCCGTGATCGACCCAAGGCCGTCCCACCTGTACAGGCGGCGGCCAGTTTACATGGACGTTCACAAGTGGCAAAACCGATCATTCCCTGGCTGGGTGGCAAGCGCCGCCTGGCTGACAAGATTCTTCCCTTTTTTCCGAAACATTCCTGCTACGTCGAACCCTTCGCCGGGGGCGCGGCCCTGTTGTTCGCCAGGCCCGAGCCGGCAAAGGTGGAAGTACTCAACGATATCAACGGCGACCTGGTGAATCTGTACCGCGTGGTGCAGCACCACCTGGAAGAGTTCGTGCGCCAGTTCAAATGGGCGCTGTCCAGCCGGCAGATGTTCAAGTGGCAGAAAGAAGCCCGGCCCGAAACGCTGACCGACATTCAGCGGGCGGCGCGGTTCTACTACCTCATGCAGAACTGCTTTAGCGGCAAGGTGGAGGGCATGACGTTCGGCACAGCGACAACTTCCCCCCCAGGGCTGAACCTGCTGCGCTTGGAAGAAACGCTGTCAGCGGCGCATTTGCGCCTCGCGCGCATCTTCATTGAGCATTTGCCGTGGATGGATTGCGTGAAGCGCTACGACCGGCCGCACACGCTCTTCTATATGGATCCGCCTTATTGGGCCACGGCCGGCTACGGCGTCGAGTTCGGGCTTGAGCAATATGCCGCGATGGCGGACGCCATGCGGACGATGAAAGGCTGCGCGCTGGTCAGCGTCAACGATCATCCGGAAATGCGGCAAGCGTTCGCCGGGTTTCCCATGCACGTCCTGGACATCCGGTACACGGTGGGCGGGGGAGGTGGTGTGCCCAGGCGCGAACTACTGATCCAAAGCTGGCCCGCCGAGTAGCTTACGCAACCGAAATGTCGAGGCGGCGGCCCAGGTCATGGAAGGCGGCCTCGATAGCTTCCAGCTTGGAACTGTGCGATAGCTCCAGCAGGCGGTCCACTTGCGGATTGTGAACGCCCAGCCGGCGTGCCAGCTCGGTCTTACGGACGCCTTGCCGGACCATTTCGTTAGACAGAAAGACCTTTGCCGTGGCCAGCGCACCCAGCGTCACGCTCCCATCCCCTACCGGTGTAGGCAAAGGAATCGGGCGGCGCGCGTCGATGTACAGTTGCAACACTGCTTCAAGTCCTTCCGCTGCGTTGGCCGCTAGGTCGTGTTCGCCTTCGCTGACAGACGCGCCTTCGGGTAGATCGGGGTACTGAATCAAGTTCGTGCCGTTCGTGTCCGGCGTCAGCGTGTAGCAGTAGGTCAACATGGTGTGTCCTATGTGATTGGGTTGCGTGCACCACGCATCGAATCTGGATGCAGATCGATGGCATCTGAGGGGAAAGACGCCGGGGGCCCCTGGAGAAATCCGTGCGGTAAGGGTAATTCGAACCCCGGACGCTCGCTAGTTATGAGGTGCGCTAGGGGGGTAATAATAATTTTGGATCAAGGTTCAATAAAAACAACGGGTTAGCCTCTGATGGCCCGTTATCGACGCCCTTCCTTCTCTGGGGAGGGGGGTTATATCTGAGGGGTCGCCATGTTGAAGTTCACGTCCACGCTCCGCGCTGGCGCGGACTACTACGCCGCGGCGAAGCGGCAACTGCCATTTGCGACAGCGGTGGCTCTCAACAAAACGGCTCAAGCGGTACGCGAGGCATTGGTGGAGAAGAGTCGCCAGGTCTTTGATAGGCCCACTCCGTACACGCTCAACGCGCTGCGGGTCAGCCGCGCGACAAAAGAGAACCTGTCGGCCAGGATCGATTACCGAGACGCCACGGCGAAGGGAATCGGGGCCGACAGGTATCTTTCGCCGCAGGTGCTGGGCGGGGCGCGCCGTCACAAGCGCTCGGAGCGGGCTTTGCAACGATCTGGGCTTCCTGCCGGCAGCTTCCTCATGCCGGCGGCCGGCGCTGAACTCGACGCCTACGGGAATATGTCGCGCGGTCAGACCGTGCGCCTGCTGTCGTACTTCGAGGCCTTCGGGGAGCAGGGCTATCGCGCGAACGCGAGTGCCAAGTCCCGCGCACGCATTGCGCAGGTGTCGACCTCAAAAGAGGGCTATCGCAAGATCAACGGCGTGCAGTACTTCATTTCCCGCGGCAAGGGGGCCATGAGCGGCAATCGCCGCCAGCACTTGCCGGCTGGTGTTTGGCGAAAGACTGGCACGCACGGAGCGGATGTAAAGCCGGTGCTGCTGGCTATCGACCAGCCGACGTACACACCGCGCTTGCCGTTCTACGAGACGGCCTCCGAGGTCTATGGCGAGCGATTTGACGCCGAGTTTTCAACGGCATGGGACGCCGCCTTGGCGACAGCAAGATGATTGACCCGGACAAGAAGACAACGCAGGCGCGCTTCGCGCAACTGGTGGGTGTCACGCAGCCCGTGATTAGTGGTCTTCTGATGCGCGGGGTGATGACGTCCGGTGATTCTCTCGGAAATTGGCTGCTGGCCTATTGCGGGAACCTTCGGGACACCGCAGCTGGACGCAACCCCAATCCTGACGCGGCTGGGCTTGATCCGGCAGTAGAAAAGGCCCGGCTGAATGCGGCTCAGGCTGACAAGGTGGAAATGGAAAACGCCGTCACGCGGGGCGAGCTTGCCCCGGTCAGCGTGCTCGAGGATGTGTTGGTGCGCGCTGGCACGAAGGTGGCCGCCACTCTAGACGCCATCCCGGCAATCCTGAAACGCCGGTTGCCCAATCTGACGGATGCGGATCTGACGATCTTGCGACGAGAAATAGCCAAGGCGCGCAATGCCGTTGCGGCTCTGTCCTTGGAGGATATCGAAGCGGACGAAGACCATGAGGACTAGGGATGCTCGTAGAAGACAATCGCGCGGCGGTCGCTCGCGCGCTTCGACGCGGGCTTGCCTCCTTTGGCGCGCCGGAGCCGATGACGCTGCGGGAATGGGCGGAGCGCCACTTTTATCTGTCGGCGGAATCGTCGTATGTCGAGCAGCGGTGGGAGGCTTGGCCTTTCCAGCGCGCGATCCTGGCCTGCATCGGAAGCGATGATGTCCACGAAGTAGACGTCATCAAGTCGGCTCGGGTCGGATACACAAAAATCGTTTTGGCGGCGCTCGGATACTTCGCCGAACACCGTCGCCGCAACCAAGCGCTATGGCAGCCGACTGACAGCGCCCGGGACGAGTTCGTCAAAACGGAATTGGAACCGATGCTGCGGGACGTGACCGCCATGCATCCGATTTTTCCGGCCCGGCTGGCGCGCCACAAAGACAACACACTGCTGGTGAAGAAATTTCGCGGCAGCGTCCTGCACCTGCGCGGGGGGCGGTCCGGCGACAACTATCGGCGCCTGTCAATCAGCGTTGCCGTGCTGGACGAGTTCAGCTCGTTTGATTCGAACATCGACGGTGAAGGCGACCCCGGTCAACTGGCGAGCAAGCGCCTTGAGGGCGCCACCTTTCCCAAGCTGGTAATCGGGTCCACGCCGAAGCTCAAAGAGACCTGCCTGATGGACAAGCGCGCGGCCGGCGCGGATGCGCGCTACGACTATCACATAGCCTGCCCACACTGCGGAGAGCATCACGCATTGACCTGGGGCGGGAAGGACGAACCCCACGGATTCAAATGGTTGAATGGCGACCCTGAGACGGTCCGCCACTTGTGTCCGCATTGTGGGGTGTTGACGACTCAGGGCGAGTACTTGGCCGCGGCGGAGGATGGATTCTGGTACGGCACGGACGGAACGACGATTGATCGTGAC